AAAAACCCGTATCAGCATAGTGGTGATTTTTTAAGTAGAGTAGAAGAATTGTCTAAACAGGGGTTAACTGAAAAAGAAATAGCACAAACTATGGGTTTATCTACGACCGATCTTCGTATGCAAATACGAGTAGCTAAACACGAAAGAAGAGCTCTTGAAGCAGATAGAGCAAGGTCTTTAAGGGCTGATGGAAAAAGTCTTAACGAAATTGCTGCTATAATGGGATACAAGAACGATTCTTCAATTCGATCATTGCTTAACGAAAATACTGCTGATAGAAAAAATAAAGCTAGAGTGACAGCTGATATTCTTAAAAAAGAGTTAGAAACCAAGGGTATGATCGACGTTGGTACCGGTGTCGAGAGGGAATTAGGAGTTTCGTCCGGCACCTTAAAAGAAGCTCTTTTTTTATTAGAAACGGAAGGATATAATGTTTATGGAGTTGGCGTTCCACAAATTACCAATCCTGGTAAACAAACAATCACTCAAGTTTTGTGTAAACCAGAAGTAGCATATAAAGATGTTTATGATAATATAGGCGACATCCAATCGGTTAGAGATTATCATTCTACTGATGGTGGTAAAACATTTGATAAAAGAGAATATCCTGCAAGTATTGATTCAAGAAGAATTGCTATAAGATATGGAGACGAAGGGGGATCAAATAAAGATGGCGTGATAGAAATTCGCCGTGGGGTACCCGATTTAGACTTGGGAAACTCGCACTATGCGCAAGTTCGTATTCTTGTTGATGGTACTCATTATCTTAAAGGAATGGCAATGTACTCGGATGATATACCGGATGGCGTTGACATCGTATATAACACCAACAAGAAAACTGGTACAGATAAAAAGAATGTTTTTAAAGAAATAACAAATGACCCAGATAATCCGTTCGGAGCTTATATTAAGGCAAATGGTCAAAGCTGGTATATTGATAAAGATGGAAACAAAAAGTTATCCGCTATTAATAAACTTAAAGAAGAAGGCGACTGGGATTCCATGTCTAGAAATTTATCCTCACAATTTTTATCAAAACAGCCAATGCAACTTATAAAGAAACAATTAAATCTTACATATGCTGATGCTGTCGCAGAGTTTGATGAAATTTGTTCGCTAACAAACCCAACAGTAAAGAGAAAAATGCTTCTTGATTTTGCGGATCAGTGCGATGGAGCTGTAGTACATCTAAAAGCCGCCGCCCTTCCAAGGCAGAAAATACAGGTTATTTTACCAATAACAGCTCTTAGTGAAAATGGGATTTATGCTCCTAATTATAAAAACGGAGAACAGGTCGCTTTGATTCGATATCCACATGGCGGGACATTTGAAATTCCGATTCTGACAGTTAATAACAAAAATCGTTCTGCAAAAAATATTTTAGGTAATGTAATTGACGCTGTCGGTATAAATCCTAAAGTTGCAGAAAGATTATCTGGAGCTGATTTTGATGGTGATCAAGTAGTCGTCATACCAGTCAACGATAAAGTTAGAATAAAATCTACTCCTGCTCTTAAAGAATTGAAGGGTTTTAATCCAAAAGATGCTTATCCTTATCGAGAAGGAATGAAAGTAATGTCAAAAGAGCAGACTCAAAAAGAAATGGGTATGATTTCTAATTTGATTACAGATATGACACTTAAAGGTGCACCAGAAAGTGAAATTGTTAGAGCAGTAAAGCATAGTATGGTTGTTATTGATGCTGCAAAACATAAGTTAGACTATAAACAGTCGGAAAAAGATAATGGTATTGAAGAGTTAAGAAAGAAATACCAACAACATACCGATGACGATGGATATGGTGGTGCATCCACTTTACTTTCAAAAAGAAAACAAGAAATAAGAGTTCCAGAACGAAAAGGAAGCGGCACTATTGACCCGATTACAGGTAAAGTTACATATAAGGAAACGGGAAGAACATACATTGACCCAAAGACTGGAAAAACAGTACTGGCTACTACAAAAGTAAATCTTTTAAATGAAGTGGAAGACGTTCGTACATTATCATCCGGGACCCCCCAAGAAAACGCTTATGCCGACTATGCTAATAAGATGAAAGCTTTAGCTAACCAAGCACGGAAAGAGTATATGGATACTGGTAAACTCAAGTATGACAGTAATGCTAAAGCCATTTATCAAAAAGAAGTGGATTCTCTATTAGCCAAACTTAATACAGCACTAATGAATGCTCCGCGTGAAAGAAGAGCCCAGGTTATAGCTAATTCAATTGTTAAAGCTAAAATTCAAAGCAATCCGGATTTAGCTAAAGATAAAAAAGAAATAAGAAAGATTAAACAGCAAGCAATTTATGATGCTAGAGCATCTGTTGGAGCCAGTAGAAAAGATACTCGCATAAAAATATCCGATAAAGAGTGGGAAGCTATTCAAGCTGGCGCAATAACCGACAGCAAACTTTCTCAAATACTGAAATATGCCGATCCAGATGATATAAAACAAAGAGCCACTCCTAAAACAAGTACACAGCTTTCTACAGCTAAAATCAATAAGATTAAAGCTATGCTTGCGTCTGGTTATAATAATTCTGAAATAGCTGAAGCTCTAAACGTTTCGACATCAACAGTAGCTAAATACATCAACACATGAAAGAGGTGAAAGTGAAGCATGGCAAAATGTATGTTAACAACGTTTGACAATCCGTATGATCCTTTTGAACAGTTTGATTCTTGGCACATGTTCGATCAAGACAAAGGTTACAATACTTGTTCGTATTTAGCAAGAATTGCTCGAACTTCAGATCAATTGTCAGAAGAAGAAAACGAATTGGAAATCGAAAGAGCAATTGATGAAATTATTAAATACGATTTCATGAACATCTATAAGAAAGTAACTAAGCAAACGGTCGACACTTAAATATTTTCGGTAGTCTAAAGACAATTGTTACTGAGTGCTAAAGTATATGGGGGGTATCGCTAAAACTGCACCCCCTCCCTTCATCGCGCCGGCCCTAAAAAAATCTCCGGAGGGTATTTTTGGGTATCATTCTCATACTTTTACAGCGCTTAACAGGGCTCATAAGGTTAACAATTTATTATCTTTCTTTTTTTTCTCCTTTCAAAGGATTATAGGTTAGCCTTATGGGTTCTGTTAAGCGCTGTAAAAGTATTAATGAACTCAGTAAATTCCAAGCAAAACATGACAATAATTCAGCAAATATTAAACGAGAGGAGGCAGTAAGGATGAAGAAAGCTAAGGCTGTAACCTCTTCTGAAAAATCTAGAAAGTTGAGACCAGCTTTATCTCCAGAAGCTAGGGAAAATCAATTGATATCCTTAGCTATTGACCTTGCTGAAAAACAGTTGCTAGAAGGAACTGCTTCTTCTCAGGTCATTACACATTATTTAAAGCTCGGTTCAACTAAAGAGAAGATTGAAAAAGAAATTCTCATGAAACAGAAAGAGTTGATTGAGGCCAAGACTCAATCGTTACAGTCGGCACAAAGAATAGAGGAATTATATAAGAATGCTCTTGATGCTATGAGAAATTATAGCGGGAAAGGTGATTCGGATGATTGGTAAGATGCGTCTCGACTGTATATTTAACGTTGGGAGAAGATAGTAAAACAACAGAAAGGAGAATGAATATGATAAAATATATGTCCCCAAGCTCGGGAAGAATGTTAAAAGAAGACGACAGCTACATCAATGTGGCTGATTTAGTAGAAGAAAGTCTTGGCAGGAAAGGGTTCGAATTCATCGCTGATACGGCTGAACATGCTGCACCAAAGGGAATGGTTTACATAGCCTTGCAGGTTTTAGACGATGCTGTAATTGCTTATTATGAAACAGATGAGGGAGCAGAAATAACTGGAAATAATTTTACAGGAGAATTATTACCTGTGGGTGATGTGACATATGGACGATTCAAAAAAATTAGACTTTCAAGAGGGAAAATCAAGGCTTATTTGGGGGTGTAGCATATGCTAGGCTTAGGATTGGGATTACAAAAGCAAATTATGATAGGATTTAATCTGGGAAAAATGCAGCCTATCGCCACGTTCACCCGCCCCACCCCCGCATATCTCTCCGACGGCAAGCGAGTTGCCGCAAATGTGCCGAGGTTTGAGCCGGGCAAATTCGGCAAGGCGCTTATGGTGGAGGAGAAGACGACGAATTTACTTGTTAAGGATTTAGACACTGGTGGATCTGGTAGTCTAATAGACATATTAGTACCTAATAAAGTATGGGCTAAAAGGATAACTGTCGAAGCAAATAATTTCTTTTATCTTGGAACGATATCTGTGCCAGCACAGCCAAATACAAAATATACTCTGACATGCTGGGCGCGATTAGTGAGTGGAAGTGTTGTTAGCGGCACCAGGATATATATAGGTAGTGATTCACAAGGAGTACAAGGAGTAGCATCGTTAAATATAGACACACAATTAACTTCTGAGTGGAAAAAGTTTGTTATAACTGGTCAAACAGACGCAAATGCAACAACATTGACATGTGCAGCTTTCAGAGTACAAACAGATACAGGTTGTACTGTAGAAATAGCAGATTGGCAGCTCGAAGCCAAGCCCTACGCCACCAGTTTCATCGACGGCACACGTGCAGCCGAAACCCTGACCATCCCTGGCAATGTGCTGAATCCGCAGGAGGGGACGGTGGCATGCTGGGTGTATGTGAACGATGCTTCAAAGTACAAAAATAGATATTCGACCATTTTTATGGCTGTCGCTGGAGGGGCAGGTAAAGGGATTTGGCTGCATCACTCCAACAACAGCGCCAATTGGGAGTATCAAATTAAAGACGAAAACAACTTTTCGACTAGGGTTATTGTAGCCGACAACGAAATAGCTAACGGCTGGCACCTCTTCACCGCCAAATGGAAATCGACAGAGGCAAAACTCTTTGTGGACGGTGCCCTGAAGGGCACTATGGAAAACCCATATCTACCTTCTGCAATCCAAAAGATAGATATAGGATGTTGGGGAGCAGGCAATCAGCTTAACTCCCTCATCGACGAACTCCGCATCGACAAAATCGCC